TGAAAACTTGTTATCTGGTAGGAAGTACATCGGGAAAAAGTTTTTCTGGTCTATCAAGCGAAAGCAAGTTAATAAGAAACGTAAATCTTACAAAGTCGAATCAGACTGGAAAACGTATTGGAGTTCTTCTGATGAGCTCAAAACCGATATTGCAAACATCGGTGAGCACAACTTTAAGCGCACAATAATTCATCTGTGCCCATCTAAAGGCGTAACTAACTACTTGGAAGCCAAGGAGCAAATGTTACATGCTGTACTCGAAGACAGTAACGCCTGGTATAATTCATGGATTAGCTGTAAAGTAAATAAATCACATCTTAGACCGTTACGTAACGCTTGACCGTAACTCTGTTCTATGTTATAATAACATATGTTCAGGAGATTATATGAGTGACGATTTTGATACTAAGTTTCATTACTTTGATAAGATTAAAGAAGATGCAAGCTTTAAATCTATCTGGTCTATATACGAAATAAGTAGTATGTACGATCTCTCTAATTTAGAGGCTGAAAACCTGGTGTATAAAGATCACTGGGGTCATGAGCGAGCCGTTTCGATTCCTTTACCAGGGGGTAACCTTAAGTGGTGGGACTTGTGGTATGCGGCGGATAAAGCTATAATTGAATCAGATGATAAGCATCATGTCTTTATCGAAGACTTTCAAAAGTCACCTGACGGTAAGACATTATTTTTGAGAACTGGAAGTTAATTATGAATCAAGTTGCCGCGTATGGTTACGAACCTACCTACTATAGTAATGCAAATGAAGAAGAGCGAAAAGTATTTCGTGAATGGTTAGGTGGGGTGTTGCGTATGCATTATGTTAATATCCATTTTCGTAAGAAAGATGGTTCTATTCGTATTATGAATTGTACCTTGCAAGAAGGTAAGACGTTAGAGTATGAAAAGAAAACCGATCGAGTTAAGACCGTGAGCGAAGATACTTGCCCGGTTTATGATATCGATAAGAAAGAATGGCGATCGTTCCGTTATGATGCTGTTACTGAAATTAGATTTAACCTGGGTGATGGTCTATGAGTAGAGTTATTGTAACCGAACCTCTCGGTATTACCCCAGACTTAGTTAATTATAAGTCTGCTCTTTCTCGTGCTTTTAATTTTTATAATCAAGATAGAGATAAAAAAGATGCACGTCTATACTTAAAGACCTATATTAAACATAAAGGTATGGCTGTTGATATTGATCAGGTACCAGATAACGAGATTAATCTTACATACGGTTGGTTATCTCGTATTTTGCTGAATGGAAATACGTTATTGTCCCGGCACATAGAAGATCTAGATAGTTATATTATTAACCTTAGTACAACTAAGCAAGTAATTAAAGTGGTTGAAGCTAAACCAGCTCGTCCTTCCGTTCGTGATTATATGCAAGATAAAATTGCAGAAGTAATCGGTGATCTGGAAGGTGCTGTAGATGCCTTTCTGAAAGAAGATAAAGAGTTTGATCTCTATAATTATCTCCAGGCTAACTCTATTCCTAAGCCATATTGTAAAGATATTGACGAATGGGCTCGTAAACGCGGTATGGAATTTACCGAAGTATATAAGACTACAGATAAAGATACCAAAGATGGGTATTCTAACATCAGTCGCCGTCAACAAGCTAACCTTGTTAAAATGTTCGGTACATTTATAGTCGATCTTGAAAAGTATACTCAGTTTAAGAAAGCTAATCGTAAACCTAGAGTAACTAAGGCCAAGCCTCCTGCCGTACAAGTAGCTAGGATTAAGTTTAAAAAAGAAGATACTGAATTGGGTATTAAGTCAGTTAATCCTTCAGAGATGGTTGGAGCCTCCCAGGTATGGGTATATAATGTTAAGTATAAGAGATTGGCTGCCTATCGTTCAGACTCTGTACTAGGCATCCAGGTAAAAGGTTCTACCTTACAGAACTATGATCCGGATATGAGTGAGTGCCGTTCTATTCGTCGTCCGGAAGCGTTCCTTAAAGTATTACTAGATGCCAGTAAGGTGAAGTTGCGCAAGCTCCTCTCCGATCTCACAACCAAGGGATACGATGTAACCGGTCGTATCAACGATGAATGTATTATTGTGAGAGTTATTAAATGATTGTTATTGACTATTCTCAGACCATTATCTCTAATCTAATGGCTGAGATTGGTAATAGAACCGATGTTGAACTAGACGTTAATTTACTTCGTCATATGGTAATTAATACTATTAGAAGTCATAAGGTTAAGTTCGGTAAGGAATACGGTGAGGTTGTTATTGCATGTGACAGCCGTAAGTACTGGCGTAAGGAGGTGTTTCCTTACTACAAAGCTAACCGTAAGAAGGCTAGAGAAGATTCAGGGTTTAACTGGCCTTTGATCTTCGATTCTATAAATTTAATTAAAGAAGAATTAAAAGCTGTATTTCCGTATAGAGTTATTGAAATCGAAGGTGCAGAGGCAGATGATGTAATTGCATCCCTGGTCTACTGGTCATTAGACAATGACCTTAAGGAAGGTACTTTAGTATCTGAACCTAACCCGTTTCTTATTATATCCGGAGACCATGACTTTAATCAGTTACAGAAGTATAAGCATGTGAGACAATATTCTCCTACACTTAAAAAGTTTATTAAACCTGAAGCCAGTATTCATGAAGTATTGATGGAGCATATAGTCAAGGGAGATAAAGGAGATGGGGTTCCTAATATCTTAACGGCAGATGATGCGTTAGTAAGCGGGGAAAGACAGAAGTCTATTACATCTAAACGACTTCAAGAATTCTTCGATAACGGGTTTATTGCGTGTAATACTGAAGAAGAAAGACGTAATTATCACCGTAATGCTACTTTAGTTGATTTAGCTATGATTCCTAAACACATTCAAGAAGAGATTATAAATACATTTACGACATATCCCGTTAAGGATAGAGGCCTGTTGCTTGACTATTTTATGACTAATAGAATGAAACAGATGATTGAACACATTCAGGAGTTTTGATGAACTTACTAGTATCCGAAATTTTAGATAAATTTGAAACAGCTAAGACGCGAGAAGAAAAGATTGCAGTCTTACAGAATAACGTAACTGATCCATTGCTGGTTCTACTTCGTTTAAACTATGATCATATGCTTAAAATGGACTTACCTGAAGGTGAGCCTCCATTCAGGAAAGATACTGATAAGCCAATTGGTTATAGTGAATCTTCACTTCAGCTAGAACTAAGACGTTTTTATGTTTGGTTAGAACCTACAACAAACTTACCCAAGCTTAAAAAAGAATCTTTGTTTGTAAATATGCTTGAAGGTATCCATTGGACGGAGGCGGAGGCTTTATGTCTGGCTAAAGACCGTAAGTTACATACCAAGTATAAATCCTTAAAAGAAGATATAGTGAGGGAGGCATTCCCGCTTGCTCTTACCCCTAAACCTCCTGTAGAAGAAACAGAAGTAAAGGTTGAATCTATCCCTTTAGAATAAAATCTCTTTGGGTATCGTTACTTAAGCGTTTCGAAAAACCTAAACCAAGCCCTTGGGCAGTAAGTAACGACTTACCTGAACCAGAGAGATTTTATAACGTAAAACAGGTAAGGTTACGTCAGCCCCGTAAAGGTTGACTTTTTCTCTAGTTAGTATATAATTATATTATGATCTATTCTAATACTAAATCTAAAGTTAAACCTAAGACTATGCCTAAAGCCGAGCGTGAGGCGTATGCTAAGTGGTGTGCAAAATACGATATTAAACCTGAGGGTAAGGTTAAGAAAAAACCTACTCCTAATATGATAAAACTACCTGGTACTGTTTATACTCCCTATATTCGTGAGACTATTCGATATCCTAGTTTAGATACCGGGCATAAGGGTGCGGTTAATACCGGTAAAACTACTATGCGTTATACCGGTGATAAGATGTTAGGTGTTGCTACGATGCATAAGTCTAACCTAGTTCCTATTTTTAGTGATGATAATGCGGTCGAGGTATCGCAAATGAGAAGATAAAATGAGTACCTTGGTATATAATGCAATCCGTACCCCTGATGGTACGGTTCTAGAATCTAAGCATAGACACGATTATATTGTCTATGTTGATAAGAATGGTAAAGAGTATATGGTAGATGGGGGCCTTGAATATATCAGACGTAATGTTCATGATGATGCCCCGTATGAAGAATTGACTGTCTATGATACAGATGGTCATGATAGAGTACGAGAAGTACTTAAATGGGGTACTTACGGTATTAATGGTGATCAACCGCTAACATATATTTTACTAAAAGATATGAATTCAGAACATATAGGTGCATGTCTGAGTAATATAAAGAACATACACTCAGTATGGAAAAAAGCATTTGAAGAAGAATTGAAACTAAGGAGTTTATAATGAGTTTACCTTCTGACCCCGCCGCCCGTAAAGCTATTAAGAAATGTATGGATGAGTTATCTGCATCTATGTCACGTATTGATGGTGAACGAGATTTTATTAAAGAAGCTATTGCTAATATTTGTGAAGAATATGAAATGAGTAAAAAGACGTTTCGTAAACTTGCTAAGGTATATCATAAGCAGAACTTCTCTAAGGAGGTTGCCGAGCATGAAGAATTTGAAACTATGTACGAACAGCTGACTGGAGAAACCAGTTTAGGTGATTTTAAATAAAATGCATACAGTTTATAATTTAGAGATGCAGGTACGAGATAAAATGAATCGTATTAAGAAGATAT